CAAACATCAACATAGAGGTTTGAATATGACACCAGAGAAACTAGACGCTTGGCGCATTGTTCCGCGCCTGCTTATCCTGAGTTACATGGTCGTGTTTTACCAGACGTGTAGCTGGTTCATGGCGCTTGATTTGCCAAACAACGCGCAGGCAGGCTTTGTCAGCGTGATCGTAGGAGCCGGAGCGGCGTGGTTCGGGCTATATGTGAACGGGGGAAAGAAATGAGCATCCTGAGCGCTCTGATCGGGCCTGCAACGGATCTCGCTGGTAAGTTTATCCAAGACAAGGATGCCGCCGCCAAGATGGCGCACGAGCTGGCCACGCTTGCCGATAAGCAGGCCCAGCAGGCCATGCTGGCGCAGATAGAGGTCAACAAAGCCGAGGCTTCTGGAAACTGGTTCCAAGCGTCGTGGAGGCCGCTTTGCGGTTATGTGTGCGTTCTGGGGCTGGCGGTAAACTTCCTGATCTCGCCAATAGCTGCGGGGTTTGGGTTCATGGTGCCACAGGCCGATATGTCGGTGATGATGCCGGTGCTAACGGGCATGCTCGGATTGGCGGGCATGAGATCATATGAAAAGGTTAAGAGGGTAGCGAAATGAGCGTCGCACTGAAGCTATTGCAGGAAAAGGTTGGCGTTGAGCCAGATGGCGCATACGGGCCAAATACGGCGCGTGCAATAACCAAGCACTACGGCTTGTCTCGCGTTAAGGCTGCGCACCTTCTGGGTCAGGCGGGCCACGAAAGCGGCGGGTTCAAGCTGACACGCGAAAACCTAAACTACTCGGTGGAAGCCATGATGCGCGTCTGGCCGTCACGCTTCCCCGACGAGGATAGCGCCAAGCCATATGCCCGCAACGGCGCTAAGCTGGCCAGCAAGGTTTACGTCGGGCGTATGGGCAATGAAACGCCGGAAGACGCAGCAAAGTTTATCGGACGCGGCTTCCTGCAGCTCACCGGCAAGAATAATTACAAGGCGTTTGCACATGACATGCGCTTGCCCGAGGTGCTGACAGATCCATCTCTGGTGGAGGAAGATTACGCGTTTGAAACGGCCATGTGGTTCTTCGACAAGAACGGCTTGTGGAAGATTGCCGGTGAAGGCGTGAACGACGACGCCATCGCCAAAATCACCAAGCGGGTGAACGGCGGGCATCATGGGCTGAAGGATAGAGCGGATCGCACGCGGCAGGCGTGGGATTGGCTGAGATAGCAGACGTGGACGGCTGGCGCGTAAAGTAGTATAGTCGTGTAAGCATTGAGGATTTTGATATGACGATTAGCATAACCAAACCTACCGTTGGCGGAAGCGAGAACACATGGGGGGCCACGGTCAACACGGCGCTTGATGACGTTGTTGACGTTCTAAACGGCAACACCGCAAGCACCCCAGACTTGACTGCTGGATCATGGAAGGTCGGCGGCGCGGCTATTACGGCTGATGCCGCGGAGATTAATAAGCTAGACGGCGTTACAGCTACAACGGCAGAGATAAACAAGCTGGATGGTGTGACGGCTACTACAGCAGAGTTGAACCATACTGACGGTGTGACCAGCAACATCCAGACGCAGTTGAACGCTAAGGCGTCTACATCAACGAGCATCTCCGCTGGCGGCGGTTTAACGGGTGGTGGGTCTTTAGCTTCCAACCGCACCATCAGCCACTCGGACACATCAAGCCAAGGCAGCGTAAACAACAGCGGCACTACGGTTGTCCAAGACATCAGCCTTGACACATATGGTCACGTTACATCTATCGGAAGCACAACAATTAATATTCCGACCTATGCATTATATATCGGGTCAGCGGCGAATAGCAGCGCTGCGGCATTATCTACTGGCTACGGGTCATCACTGTCAGTGAACAGCGGAGACATATTGCTTGTAGACGCTAAAGTGGCAAGCGGCAGCGCTTATTACACTATAAGCGTTGGCGGCAGCCAAGTAGTTGGCAACAGTAGCACATCAAACATTAAGCAAAAGTTCACCGCTCCCGCCACTGGCACATTGTCAATTAGCCAAAATGGTTCCAGCGCGTCATCTGTGAGAGTTTTTGTTGATGTTTGGCGGCAATAAAAGGTACTAAAATGACCCTCGTACCCCTCGACATCCCCGCAGGATTTTACCGAAACGGCACTGATTTAGAGCAGTCTGGTCGCTGGCGCGATGGCAGCTTGGTAAGATGGCGCGATAACAGCCTTAGACCAATTGGCGGGTGGCAGGTAAGATTTGCTCTATTCACAGCAAGCCCAGTGCGGGGAATGCACACATGGGAATCAAATTCTGGCACGGCTTATGCGGCTGGCGGATCATACAACGAGCTACTAGCTGTTACGGGAAATGGCACCACTTTTAACATAACGCCCACGGATTTAACGGTTGGCCGATCTGATGCAGAAGTAGAAACTGGATACGGATACGGCTTTTATGGCGAGGGATTTTACGGACAGCCAATTCAGCAAAACTCAAATGCAGTTCCGCAAGAAGCCACAACTTGGTCTGTAGATAATTTTGGTCAAAATTTAGTGGCTTGTAGTAACGCTGACGGTCGTTTGCTTGAGTGGGATTTGTCTACAACAACAGAGCTTTTAAGTGACCCAGACTTTTTACTAAGCAATGGAAGTTGGACTTTAGGCTCTCAATGGTTAATATCTGACGGGTTTGCTTTTGCCTACGGATCGCCTCCCTACGGTAATTTGAGCCAATCGGTTACGGGATTGGTTGTCGGCAAAACATATGTGGTTGATGTGATCACTCGATCTGTTGACGAGACTGAAACAAACTGGAAACTGAAAGCCACAACTAGCTCCGACTTAGTAAATCAAACTATTGTGAATGGCCGAAACAGGCATTCATTTGTTGCCGATGCAACAAGCGCAACTATAAAAATTGAAAGCCAAAATACTGGCACAGACCCGATTACTATATATTTTGTGCATCTTTACGAAAATGACGCTTTAGCGGCTCCGATTGCAAACGCCCCGACAAATAATCTGGGCTTGCTGGTCACAGAAGAACGCTTTATCTTCGCGCTGGGCGCGGGCGGCAACCCGCGTACAGTGTCATGGTGTGATCAAGAAAATAACACGCTATGGACACCCGCGTCCACGAACCAAGCTGGCTCGCAAATCCTGCAGACGTCTGGCCAAATCATGCAGGCGATCCGCACCAAGGGGCAGACGCTAATCATCACAGATACAGACTGTTTTTCCGCTGTATATACAGGCCCGCCATTTATCTACTCCTTTACCCGCGCTGGCACCTCCTGCGGGGCCATATCGCGCAAGTCTGCCGTAGATACGGATCTGGGCGTGTTTTATATGGGCCAGCGTGGGTTCTTCTATTTTGACGGCAACAGCGTGCGCGAGCTTCCATGCGACGTGCATGACTACGTCTTCGGCGACTTCAACCAATCGCAGCAGTCTAAGGTGTGGGGCTTTACCAACGGCCAATTCGGGGAGGTGTGGTGGTTCTACTGCTCCGAAAACAGCACCGAGATCGACAGATATGTGGCTTACGACTACACCGAGCGCCATTGGCTGATCGGCAACTTGGCGCGCACGTCAGGCACAGAGCGTGGCGTTTTTTCAAAACCGCTTTTAGCAAGGTTGTCACTGGGAAACTCAACTATACTTGAGCACGAAGTCGGGCTAAACGTAGAAGGCGGCGCGGTTTTCGCGGAAAGCGGCCCGTTTTCTATTGGCAATGGAGATCAGACTGCGCACGTCACTAAGCTTATCCCCGACGAAGAAACGCAGGGCGACGTGAGCGTGATATTTAAGACACGTTTCTATCCCAACGGAGACGAAAGCAGCCACGGGCCGTACACCCCCAACAACCCGACATCTGTCCGCTTCGCTGGCCGCCAGATGCGTATGCGCGTTGAGGGTGCAAAGCTGGCACCGTGGCGCGTTGGTAATATGCGCGTTGACGTCAAACCGGCAGGGCGTAGATAATGTCGTCGCCGATACTCCCAGCGATAGGCGAGGATCTGCGCCAATGGGGACGTGGCCTGACGCGTTATCTGACGCAAAACTTGTACAAGTTGGGCTTCAAGACGCCTGACAGCAACCCGTCCGAAAACGGCGTCATCCTATGGGATAACGTAAACGGCTACCCCGTCGTGTCTAAGAATGGCGAGTTTCGGCAGATCGTTCTAGAAGATGGCCATGCTGACTTTATTCTGACGGCAGACGTCACCCCTGCTGCGGCCAACACGGCGTACAAACTGACATATGACGCGCTTGCTGGGAATGACGGCATCACGCAAGGAACGCCAGCGTCGCGCATCGTGTTTGAGGAAGCTGGCCAATATGTCATAGCGTTCTCCGCGCAAATATCATCGACATCAGCCAGCACGGTTCACTTCTACTTCTGGCCAAGCGTGAACGGGACAAACATAGCCGACAGCGCAATGACCACTGCGCTGCACCGAAACAACGCCACGGTTGTCACGTCACGCACGCAGATATTCACTGTTGCGGCTGGCGACTACTTTGAAGTGAATTACATGATCGACAGCACAAGTGGCTTTCTGAATTACACCGCAGCGTCTTCGCCTGTGCCAGCGATCCCCGCGTCAACCTTGGCCATTACGAGGCTTCACGGATGATTGATAATGTTGTACAATTTGGCCAAGCGCAGCGGGTGACGGTTCTGCCGATACCTGAACGCGAAATAGACGACTACATCGACAGAGGCATGGAGCTGCTGGCTCCGGCGATTAGGCGGGTTGAACATAACGTCGATCTGGACGATGTAAGAGAAGACATACTGACCGGCACGTCAATATTGTGGCTGGTTTACCTTGAGGACAAGTTGACCGCAGCGATCACCAC